CTTGCGCCCTACCATGAATAAAGTTTCCCGGTATTTCCTTAAGCCGGTTTCCTCATGTATGAAGCCAAATAAGGCTGATATAAAGGCCTTCTGGAATAGCTCCAGCTTTACCGGCTTGCCGGCCCATTCGCCTTTAGAGTGCTTACAAAACTGCTCTATAAACCTTATGGGCTTGGTGGCCCTGTTCTCGTCGAATATATAGCCGTTTTTGGGGTTCTTAATGTCGTCCACAAGCTGGGTATATATCTTCTTTACCCTCTTGGATACAATACAGGCACCGCTACATATTGCATTATAATACTGCTCAATATAATTCATGGCCCCACCGCCTTAATTAGCCTTTATAAACTCATATAAGGCGTTGTCCTGTATATCCTCGGTTGTCTTGGGTAAAAGGTCGGTAAGCTGCTTATAGAGCAGGCTATAACGTTGCACCGTGGTATTATAGGCCCTTAGAGCTGGGCTTTCTCTCCAAAACTCCTGCTTACCCTGTTTGAATAGCTCAACGGTTCCAGTTTCTTTTATCTTCTCCTTAAGCTCGTCCAGCGTTATGGCCATAAAGGTAAGCTCTTTTATAAGGCTTGTAGCTATCGGCTTCTTATCTTCTGGCACCTGCTTTAATATCTTGTTAAATTGTCGCTTAAGTCTGGATAATTCTTTATTTTTGCTTATATCCATGAATATCACCGCCTTATTTCCTGCTGCTCAACCCCTCCCCTAATAGAAAAAACCCTGGAGGGGTTTAGAAAGGTTCCCTCGCCGGTCCCTGGGGCCTGTCTTTTTATTTTGATTGCCGGGGGGTATAAATCAATTCGCCTTTGCTGTTAAAGCTCAATCCTTCTGCGCATATCTCTGCGCTGCTGTGTTCCCTGTTATGGCAATCCTGGCATAAAGCTTCAAGGTTATCCCAACCCAAAGTAATGTTAGGATCGTGAATGTTTTCCGGCGTTATATAAACTTTATGATGGCATATCTTTGCAATGTCCCCACAACGTTCACAAATATAATTCTTACTGCTCATGTAAGCCGCCTGGGTTTTCATCCAGGCTTTGCTTTTATAAAAGCTTCTGGCATACTCCTTCATGGCTTACGCCCCTGTCCTCGCCATTACAGTTAATGCCTTAAGTAAGCCGTCAATGGTTCGCTGCAGCTTTTCGCTGTCCGTCTGCTCTGCGTTATACCATAGCTTTAATATAAACTTGCTGACTGTCTTTGCTAATGGCTCGGCCTGTTGCTGCTGCGGTGTCATACCTGTAGTAACTTCAATATATCCCGGTATGGCTTCCAGTAAAGATAATATAATCTCGTCGTTGTCTGTGCCGTCTATCCTTAAATACTCTCTGGCTTCTTCTAATCCTAATGTCATGCTATCACTCCTTTATTAAAGTAAAGGGTATTGGAATAACCCCAATACCCCCTACCCAATCAATAGGCCTTATTAAGCTTCTGCTTCTTGTAGCTTAACAAAGGCCTCGGTAACTATCGGCTTACAGTCTGCTACTGCTAACGCTCTGTAGTCAATTAGGCCACTTCTAAAGCTGCTTTCCCTGGATACTTCGATTACAATACCTTCGGCCAGGTTATAGCCCATGTAATTAAAGTTCCCCAGGTAAATATCACCGTCGGCAATGTTATCATCAATTACAACCTCACGGCCTAAAATGTAGCCAATGCTTTCATTCTTCGGATCCGCTATAAAGATGGGTCGCTTGTTTTGGTCCACAATACCATATACATGGGTGTAAAGGGTTGCGTTATTCATGGCCCATTTTGCGCCTTGGCTGTAACCTCTCTTAAGCAATGCCATTGCCTTCGTAAAGTCTGCATAGGTTGGAATTTTACCGGCTTCATATTCAACGGCGTTAATGCTTTCCCCGGTTGCTATCCAGGTAATGCTTTCAAGGCCGGTTCCCTGGCCGGTTCCCTGTCCTTCGCCGGTGCCATTGACTAAAGCGTCGGCAATACATTCCATTACGCAAGCGTTAAGCTCGTCAATGATGTATCTTTCAAAGGCGTCAATGCTCATTCTCTTTGCAGCTGCGCTTATAGAGAATACCTTAAGGATTTCATAACCGCTAAAGGATACGGTTGTAACGGTAGCCTTCTCGCTGTCTACCGCCTGGCCTTCTTGGTGCCAGCTTGCCTTACTTGCCGGTGTTCCCACAGGTATGGCTATCTTTGTAGGAAGGTTAAACCCTCTACATACGGATATTAAGCCACCCATAGTCCGGGCTTTTTTAACAACCTCGTTAAAGGTAGTTGTAGGCAATACTGCAGCTGCATTGGATACGGTATTAAATTCGCTGGTCCTCTTTTCCGCTATGGCCATAGCACGCTTAAAGGCTGCTTCTTCATGTGCGTTAAGCTGATGTCCTAAAAGGTGTTTGAAAAATGCGCTCCTATACTCTGCGCTGGCGAATACGTCGCCGTCTGTTGCGTCATAGCTGGCTCTTGGTTCAAAGCTCGCCCCGGTAATAGGGTTAAATTGCTGCCCTGACTTCTGACTTCTCTGCTCAATGTTTTCCTTTGCCTGTTTTAAGCCTTCAAGCTCAACATTAAGGCTTGCAATGTCGGCGTTTGGGTCTGTATCTACAATCTGTTTGATTTCCTTTGCTCTTTTCTCGATTTCCTCAATAGAGCTGTTCATATAATGGTTAAAAGCTTCCGCTATAGTCTTAAATTTCATGGTATTAAACCCCTTTCATCAAAATTTGGTTAATTCTTATCTTGGCGGCTTCCCTTAAAGGATCTTCTTTAATTTCCTTCATGGCTGCCCTGGCTTCAACGCTGGTCTGTGGGTACGCTGGAAATGGCACTATTGATATTTCATAGATTTTTTCAATCTTAAATATTTCCCTCGTATTCGTTGCAGCGTTATACCGGTCGCCGCCTTCTGGCACCTTAAAAGCAAAGCTCATACCGGTAAGGTCGCCCCGTTTTACTGCCGTATAAACGCTTTTAGCTTCCTCGGTGTCCGGTAACCGTGCAATCATCTTAAGTCCTGCCGGATCCTTAATTAACTGCATGGTTTTTGGTGTCCTTGCTAAAGGCACCTTGCTTAAGTCGTGGTTATACAATAGCCTGGCGTCGCTTATGTCCGCTTCGTCTAATGCACCACTTCTTATAATTTCGATATACTGCCCTGCCGGGTCGTTTATCGTGGTAGGCTGGTCATAAACTATGGGCCTACCCTCTAAAATAAGGCCTTCGGATCCTGCCGGATCGCCGGCTCTTATTTCCGCTATCCTAATTTCCTTCATAAATGCCTACCTCCTGTTCTACCTCTTTAATTATCTGCTGCAGGCTCTTACGCTTGGCCGTAAATAATACTGGTAGCCAATGCGGTGTCTTATATTCCTTGTAGCCCCTTACTAAAGGCAAGTTCATTGTCTTACCGTCCAGGATATACATAACGTAATGCCCTGGCACTTTCTCGATAAGACCCTCTCTTTGCAGGTCGTTTATAAGCTCTATGGCTTCTTTGTTCCAACCGGCCCAAAATACTACGTTGTCGTTTACGTCGCTACATATCTCTAAATTACCTTGCCAGTTAAAACCCAACCTGTTAAAGAGTTCTTCAAGCTCTACATAGCTCGTCCCCTCGTGTTCTTTAATAAACTTGTAAACTTCTTCTTTAATCTTCTTCATTGGCGTTTACTCCTAACTGGTATTGATTGGCCTTTAATGCGTCCACAACGTTTAGGGTCTGTAGTCGCTTGTCGCCATCTTCTACGCCTGGAAGGTTCAATATTTCTAAAGCCTGGTTAATAGTCAATAGGCCATAAGGTATCAATTGAGCAATTAAATTAACTTTTGTCTTTGTGCTGCTGAATTGCAGGCGGCCACTTTCAAAGATTATCGTATTGCCAAAGGCCTGTTCCCTCTCGTTAAATATCTTCCGGGTAAATTCAAGGCTCATTTGCACCGCTATAGGCTCCAGGGTGCTTTCGTAAAATGCCGCCCATTGTTCTTCATTGTAGCTGCTGTTTACTATCGCTTCTGATACGCCTAAATAGTCATATATTTTAGTCTTAATAGCTTGGATCTGCTTATCATCTATGACAACCGGCTTAATTTCTATCGGGTCGTATTCCATCTTTTGGTCTGTGGCCACTACGCCGCCATCATTGGCAATGCTCAAGTAATCGTTTATAAACCTTTCCTTTTCCTCCTTGAGCTTTTCCGGGGCCATAATCTGCGTAAACTTCAATATACCCCTTATATTTGCGCTGGTCTTAATAGCGTTTATGTAGCCCTCATTTTGAGTATGCGCCAACTCTAAC